CTTAACATCTCTTCAGCTTCACTTACCCAATTAAGGCCCGTAAGCTGTGGATTGTTTTCTTTGCCTGTGATGACACCACCACCAAGCTGTGTTCCTGTTATCCCCTTGGTGACAAACCTAGGAGACAAAGCACGAAGGTGTCTTGGTGTCTTATCTTTGCCTTGTTGATCCATTGGCTACTCACTAGTGTGTTGGTGTCTCTTTATATCATATAAGCACCTATAACATAATTTATCAATAAAAGGTTGTTCAGTATAAAATCAAGTGATATATGAAGGCAGCCCAAGGTCTTTTCATTTCTATCAATGAATCTAGGACAAGTTTAATATGGCCTTGGGCTATTTTCCAGGCATAAAAAAAGGGGCTTGTTAGCCCCTTTGTTTTCTTGGTTGGTTTGTTGGTTGGTTTTAATCTTAAAACTTTCTCTTATTGAGCAAGTCCTTTAAGAAGTGTCTTCTTGGTAACTTTTTTGTTGTTTAAAAGGATTGGCGCTGAAAACCTTACCCATTTTCTTGACACGCTCATATACTGCTTTGATTCAATAGCTCTTCCAAGTTCATCAAAGCCAAACAATGAAAGTACAAACTCTGCTTCAATCTTTGCTCTTTCTGGTGCTCTTCGTTCATAGTTTCCAAGTGCTCTTGCTTTATCACAAGATTCAACATAGGAAACAATATTTTGAGCTGTTAAAATCTTTGGTTCTTGACGTTTTACAACAAGGTGTATGTCAGACATTTCTTGAGCAGCTTTTTTAGATGAAAAAGCAATAACGTCTTCACCGTTAGACCTCGCTTGCTTTCGTGCTGCATTAAAAGAACGGTAAATCTTTGGTGAGTAAATATCGCCTTTGATTGTTCGGTAGTGAATCATCTTGCTTTCTCCTGTGTGTTTTGGTTTGTGTCATGTGGTTATGTAGACAATGTATACACTCTTAAGGTTCATGTCAAATAAATTTGATATTATTTTTAAAATTAATTTTTGGGAATCCATTCTTCGACCTTTGGGTGCAAGATAACCTGCTCTTCACTTTGTGTTTTGATCGGGTGTTGATTGGCAAACATGGACAGCTTATCTATGACCGCTGTCTGAAGTTCCATAAGCTGGTCAGTCTTTAATTGCATTTGGATTTGTGCATCACGAAGTCTTGCGATCAAGGCCTCTCTGTCTGCATTTGCACTTGCTAGTTTATCCTTCAACTCTTCTACTTCTGAAGGATCACGACCGCTTGCAATGGCCACCATGCTTGAAATACTGCCTGTGATAACACCAAGTATTCCAACTAGCACATCTCTGTTTTCATCAACTATCTTGACATAGGTCAGGAATAAAATAAGGGCCACAACCAAGATTAAGAAGAAGACTGAGAACCACCAGCCACGCCTTGCTTTTTGATCTTTGGTGAATTCAACATGACTCTTTTTCTTTTCATCTTTCATGGTATCAACTCCATTATGTTTTGAATCAGCTCTGCTATAGGATCAATCCAACCAAACCACATCTCAAGGCCGCTCATAAGACGTTTATGCTTATCGAGTAAAGTAGGACCAACCATGGTGACTAAGCAGCAAATAAAAACAAGTGCTGTCCTGGTCAATAAGAACCATAACCACTCTCTCAGCTTCTTGTCTCTCATTCTGCTTTTTATTCGCTTAGGTCCACCAAGACGCTTGACTTTATCACTTCCCTTGGGTGGTTGGAGACTTTCAATGGTTGAACCAACTGTGTAGATGATTTGTGTTTCTCTTACACCTTTGAACCTGTATTCACCCGCCAAAGCATACCTAGTTCCCTTTGGGGTAAACCTGTTCGTTCTGTGCTTGACTGCCTTCATGGCTTCTTGGGTTAAGAGAACTTGACCAGCTCCACAAAGTGACATGGTCCTGGCTGCTATGTTCTTAGCTACCCCTTCAAGCTCAACTTGCTTTGCACCGCCCAAGGTGTAAATTTCATCTTGCTTGACTTCCACCACAATCCCCCAATGAATCCCAATCCTACATTGTAGCTTGGTCTTTGGTGGTATGTGCTGTTGGTAGTGCAAAGCAAAGTTGACAGCATCAACAGGCCGCTCAAATGAAAGTAAAAAACCATCTGACCTGTCTATCTCTCGACCATTAAACCTGAGAATCAGGGAACGTGTAAGCCTGTCATGGTATTGCAACCATTTGGCAGCTTTCATAGCACCAGCACGTTGGACAAACTTGGTTGACCCAATAAGGTCAAGAAGAACTATGGCCAGCTTGGTTTCTATGAGTTCCATTAAAAGCTCCTTACTTTTGACCCCCCAACATTAACACGTCTTTTTTCTCTTGTCTTTATTCCACCACCCCTTGGCTTATAGCCTTGGTCGACTGCAACATCATTCCAATTAAAGATAATGCAATCATACCTTAAAGCATCAAGGGGGTCTTCCCTTCCATCTTTCCGGGGTTGCTCCTTGTTATCCCAAGCATAAGACAGCAAAGCCTTCCTTATGCTGTTACCTGTCACACGCTCACCACGTTCCCAAACTTCCTTGGTTATCAGGTAGCGTCTTGAATTAAATGCACGTTTCAACCGCTGCACACCATTCAAGATGTCAACCTTGATTGGGTCAGTGGTAGACCTTAGTGGAAGACCAAGACCCAAAGGTGGTGGCTGTCTCATTACTCGGAAGGCGCTTTTACCTGTTTGGTCATTTCTTGCCTTGCCTGCCTTGTCTGCCACTCCTGTGTCTAACCATATCCTATCACTTGGTGCTTGGTCTTTTAGTGACCTTGGCCAAGCAACCGAAAGGATAAGTGCAGTCAACTGCTCAGTGGTCACTTCCTTTGGGTTGAACTCATGACATATTATATCAGCTTCAAGGTCTTCATCATGGCAAATAATCAACACGCTTGGTTTTCTGAATCCCCAATCTATGGCGATCCTTCCTGTCATGGTGGGCTTGTAAGTCCAATCTTCAATAATGTGGCCTTCTGTGAACTCTTGATAAATCAAGCCCGTTGGTGGTTTGGGCTTATTCATTATCATTGCTTCACGTTCTTCGGCAGGTAGTAGCTTGGTGGCTTCAAACCATTCATCAGCAAGGTTGTCTTGGTTGACATAGCTTGTGAACAACATAGGAATGTAGCCAGCGTTTTCCGCCATCGAGCACCACCAAGCATCTGCCACAGGTAAGCCCACCAATATCAAGATTGGTGAAGGGCCAGCACGAAGACGGCCAAGGGCTTTATGTGCCACCTCCATGTCAAGGGTTTGACATTCATCAATAAGGCATACACCGCTTGTGATATTTAAACCTTCAAGTGGGTTGTGGGTAGCGTCTCTTGTTCCTGGTCGATAGTAGGAACGACACCACACCGTTGAACCTGTGGAGGGATCAAGCCATTGCTTGTTGGTGTGGTTGTAAGTCCAACCAAGTGGAGACAACCACTTTTGCATTTCGGGCATTAAAACACTGTTGTATCTTGGTGTGGTGTCAGTGACTACCAAGGTGGAAGTGCCTGGTCTTGTCTTGGCAATGAACAGAATGGAGAAGACCAAAGCACAAGTCTTTCCACTACCCCAGCCACACCTTGCACTGATTACCTTCTGTTCATCTTTAATGGCTGTGATGATTTGTCTTTGTAGTTCGTTTAGTTTGATTGCTGTCATAATATCTGTTATTCATGGCTTGAGGGAGTGTCATGCCCTTGAAGGTCTCCTAGTCTTCTAGGTTGATTGGTCCTTCACAGTTTCTGTGTTAATACACTTCTCCTGTGGCTGTGAAGGACCTTTCTTAATTTGTTCAAGCATTGATAAGACTTCGCTAGTCCCATCAGACTTGCTTGTAGTCTCCATCTTGATTTCTTGCTTTGCCCCCCAACGGTCGGGAAAGCGTCTTTCAAGAATCCAAGCTGGTGCTCTCCAATCATCACGAGTGATAGCCATTCTCATGATTTGGTTTAGAAGGGCTTCTTCTGCTTTGGCCATAGCTTCATCACAAGCAAGGGCAAACTGCTCATCTGCATTGTACCAATTATAATACGTTCCTCTACTAATACCTGACTTGAAGGCACTTGCTTCAATAGTGTTTCCAACCTCTAGGTGGTCAATCACACTTTTCTTGATGGTGTCTTTAGTCTTGGATAGCTTCGGGCTTTTTCTCTTGGTCGCTGTTTTCTTCTTTGTTCCAGCCATATAGTTCACCGTATGCTTCATGGAGGGTTGACATAATATAATTGTAAAGGTCTTGACTCTCTTTTGCCAAGTCACCTTCAAGAATCACTTTCTCTTTTAATCGCTTGCTTAATTCTGCAAGGTCAGTGATTACGCGCGCGTGTGTGTGTGCAAGTTGTTTACTATTATCCATTATCTTCTCCCATCATGGCCTTCATGGTTATGGGGTAAAGCTCAAAAAGGTCTTGCTTGATTGCTTTGGCCATCAACTGTGTTTCAATCTGTGCATGTTCATCAAGACGCAGCTTTAAAAACTTGACCCAATTGTGAACGCTGCCTGTCATGTAAAAGGTGGTATATAGGGCTTGTGGTAGGATAGCCCTTGCCATCTCCCTTGCTACCCCTTTGTCAAGTAGGCTGTGATAGTGCTTTAATGTTTCAGCTATGCAATGATTAAAAAGATCATGACAGGTTTCTTGCTCGGTTGTAGTACCTTCTGAGCATTGAAGGTTTAACTTGCTTTGACCTCTAAAGACCACTGGTTTCCAAAACTCAAGGTTGTCTGCAGTATACCGCCTTGACACTTCATTGTAAGAAAAGGTTCTGTGTCTCATCACCTGACTTCTGACAAATAAAGGAACGGTACACCTAAAGGTTGCTTGCATGTGCTCAAAAGGTGAAGTGTGATTATGACCGACCAAGAAGTTGATAAGGTTCTTATCTCTGGCAGTCAGTTCCTTGCCTTTGCTGTCTTTTAAGAATGATACTCTAGCAGCATTGACCGCACTCTTATCCGTTCCCATATGGTCGATAAGTTCCACACTTCCAATATCGTCTTCATATATATAATGAATCATGCTTGTTTAAGCCCCTTCAATAAATCTCTGTATTCCTGTTGATATTGCTTTTGATTTGCTCGATAACGTTCAAGGTTGTTTTGCTTCCACCGCTTGGAACATTGCCTTTGACGTTCCTTGACTTCTTCATCATGCAGTTTTCTTTCCTGTGGTGTAAGATCATAGACACCTGTCTTGCGATAACCTCGCTGTGAATTAATGCCCTTGATGATTGGTTGGATAAACCATCTTGTTAAACATTTACCGTTTGGTCTTCGATAGCCTTCATCTTCCAAGGCTTGTATGACTTCCTCAATGGTCAGGCCTTGCTGCTTAAGCTGCTTTGCTCTGTTTTGCCAGGTTGTCATTTAGCCCCCTCCTTTATAATTTCTTTTAATCTTTTGCCTGTAGTCTTTATCCCTTCTTTTTTCAAATAATCAGCAATTTGATTATAACTGACACCAAGGTCTATTAGTTCTTTAATTAGGCTTATGATTTCTTGTTCATCTTTTTTAGGTCTTAAGCTGCCATTGACTAGTTTCCAGCCAAAGGGTTCTTTGGGATTCATAGTTCCCCCTCTGCAGCTACAGCCAGCTGAACACATTTTTTAATGAGTGCTTTTCTTGTTGCTTTTGAGAATCTGCCACGCACAAGAACAGGTTGAAGCATATCATGTGCTTTTTCATATACTTCTTTAGAAATATCATGCTGACCATGTTTAAATCCAAAGGCTTCTATTTGTTGTTGAAGATAGCGAATATTCCCATAAGCATAGTGCTCTTTTTCTGCAAACCATTCCCAAAAGAAGGATTCATCATTTATATCAGGATTTTCTTGATGACATTGTCCACACATAAGAACTATGTTGCTGGGTTTGTTTGAGCCGCCTACTGAATCAGGTATCACATGACATCTTTCAGTGCTTGAAGTTTCATAAAAACAAGCCCAACAGCACTCTTCTTCAATATCTAAAAGTTTGTCTAATTTGACACCATATTGAGATTGTATTTTGGATATATGCTTAAGACCTTCAAGTGATTTCCACCAAGAATATATTTTAGCTTTGGTTGGAAGTGATTTTCTTTTTGTCATTTGGCCCCCTCCAACTTTTCAACAAGTGCCAAGATGACTTCCTCATATTCAGCAAT